AAAAATCTTCTATACGAACCATATGATTACCAAGATGATTGTATTACTGCATGTCTGAGAACATCTAAAGGTATTATTAGAAGTTCTGTAGCTAGTGGTAAAAGTTTAATGATTTCATATATCACAAAGGCTTTATGGGAAAAAGGTCTTATTAAAAATGGCATTATCGTGGTCCCTACTGTTGGTCTGGTAACACAATTTTATGATGATATGAATGAATATGGAATTGATATATCTCTTGTTGGTCGGGTTGGGGCTGTGTGGAGAGAATGGAATAAACCAATAGTTATAAGCACTTGGCAATCACTAAAGAATGTTCCTTCTCAAATGTCACGAATGGATTTAATTATTATTGATGAATCACATTGTTGCAAAGCTAATGTATTAAATGGACTACTCCAACAAGCACCAAAAGCTAAATATAGATATGGCTTTACTGGTACAATGCCTTATCAAAAATTAGATCAGCTTCAAGTCATGTCTTATCTTGGTCCTGTTTTAAAAGATTATGGTTCTGTTGAATTGGCCAAACTTGGTTATGTTGCTAAATGTAATATTAACATGATACATATTGATTATCAGAATAAACCAAAAGGTAATTATAATGAAATAAAAGATTGGTGTTTTAATAACCGATTCCGCCAAGGTGTCATTAAGAATATTATTAGGAAAATTGATGGTAATATACTTTTATTGGTTGGTAAGGTAGAGGATGAAGGTGAAGTATTAAAATACGTTCTTGAACAAGATTCGTCTTTTTCTGAATATGAAATTGAATTTTTGTCTGGTAGGGATTCTGCTGTTGAACGGGAGAAATGGCGAAAATATATGGATACAAGTAAAAATACTATACTAATTTCCACTTATGGTATCATGTCAACAGGAATAAATATTAAATCTTTATCTAATTTAATATTGGCATCACCATTCAAAAGTAAAATTAGAGTACTTCAATCAATCGGTCGTACTTTAAGACTCCATGCTGATAAAAAGAATGGTGCTATGATTTGGGATATATGTGACAATGTAAAACATTTAGATAAACATTCAGATATACGTTTGAAACATTATACTATAGAAGGATTTGAAATAGAAGAACATCATTTGTTAGAAGGTGATGTATTTAGTAATGATCTATCCCTATTTACGATTGAATAGGGATAGATCCATTTTACGTAGTNNTCATAAATATTAATCTTCCAACCCTTATTTGTTTTTTCAATATTAGCCATTTCTTTGGTAGTATGATTTTTCCAACCAATAGGCCCACCAAATTTAAAATCATGGTCTTCTAAAGATTTTTTAGCAGAATCTTCGGATTTATTCATTAGATTCCATTCATAATAATAATTTTCTCCACGTAAACCTTCATTTAAGTATTTCTCAAATTTCATAATTTCTCCTTATTTTATCATACGAAAAGCAATTTTATTTCCATCTTTTGTTGTTTTAAATTCCATACCCAATGAATCAGATACATCTACTAAAGACATTGTAAGATCATCGTTCTTTGGATATGTAATAATAATTTCATTATCATAATTTGTTACTACAGCATCAACATTTAGACTCTTGATCTTGACTTTTGAATTTTTCCCAGACAATAAGACTTTTGCAAGAGATTTTCTATCATTAGTAGAAATTTCCGCCTCATTCATCATAGTCTCTTCCAAGTTCAAATATATACTAATTTTTTCAGTGATTTCCATTGTTTCTTCCTCATCATCGGATAATTTATTTGTTTGGTCAATATCATTACTTTTTCTGGCATCATGTTTATCTTTCTGTAATTTGAATTTTCTATTATCAGTTCTTTTCCATAATCTATCATTTAATATTTTATCTAATGAATTAAGTGTTTTTGAATAAGATTTATGAGAACCCATACCTGTTGAGTGATCAAATTCATCATAATTCCAATCTTGATCAAGTTCATCAGCAGGTACATATTTTATAGTCATCCCTGTGAGTCTATTAGGAACTTCAACAGGAACCATTTTATCGCCAAATACCGTTGTTCCTACCGACAAATCATCGTCGCTCGCCGGACCTGTAGAACCATCGTTAGGATAACCACCAGTAATTGTTGTTTCTTTTAAATATTTTTCCCAATTCATATTCATACTACCCTTAATATGTAATTTTATACCATAATTTTTTTGTTATTTTATCTGGATTATTTAAAAAATCATCATCCCATACTTCAATTAATTCTATACCTTTCTCTTTACATAATTTCTTCTTTCTCTTATCACGTACTATATTTTCTGGGAGGGTATGCCAATAATTACCTTGATATTCTATTGCTATATTTAATTCAGGATAATATATATCTAATTCTAAACCATCTAATATTTCCCTATCATTATATATTACTTTTCCAAAATTATATTCTAATAACATTTCTTGTAATAAACGCTGTCCAGTTGAACCAGCACAATGAGGACATCTACGATAATTAATTTTAAAATTGTTAGGTGTAACTTCCCATAAATGACCTTCAGGACATCTTATTTTAACTTTTGTCATTACACCTTTATATTCACCTATTAATTTATATTTTTCTTTTTTTAATAACCCCATAAATTGTTCTTTTGCTTGTATTGGACAATTACCTGAACATTTAGGACACCTTTGGTCATTTTTAAAACTATTAGGTTTAACTTTATATTCATGACCTTCAGAACATCTTATTTTTACTTTAATCATTACACCTTTATATTCACCTATTAATTCATATCCTTCTTGATTTAATAGGTGAATAAATTGCTCTTTGGCTTGTATTGGACATTTATTAGAACATACTGAACACCTTTGACCACTTTTAAAATTATTAGGTTTAACTTTATATTCATGACCTTTATTACATTTTATCTTAACTTTTGTCATTGCATTTTTATATTCACCTATTAATTCATATCCTTCTTGATTTAATAATTTAATAAACATTTCTTTTGCTTGTATTGGACATCTATTGGAACATTTAGGACATCTTTTACCAGTTTTAAAATTACTTGGTATCACATTATATTCATGGTCTTTGTTACATCTCAATTTAACTTTTATTTTAGAACCTTTATATTCTCCCAACAATTCATAACCAACACTTTCAACCAGATCTTTAAATATTTGTGTGTAATCTTTAATATGAAAACCATCCTTTTAGTTTTTGTTTAATCATAGTCATATCTACCTCATTACTATCTATAAGATATTTACCACCATTTTCTATAAGTTCATCCCTGTAAAATTTACCTAATTCATTATTCAACGGGGATGTGAAAAAACTATCCGTCTCTTTATATAATTTTACTAATATTTTGTCGGTTAGTTCTCCATCATTATTATCAACTTCTTTGAACCATTTGAATTTTTGTTTATAAAATGGTTTTAATTTATTTATCATATTCCATGTTTTCATAATAAAATCAGGATCAACATGACGCCCTATTTCTTCTTCTCTTTCTTTCGCTCTTTTCATAGATATATCAAGGTCAGTATTAATCCATAACATGCCAGTATCATAACCAAATCCCTCTAATATACCTTTTCTTGAAATTGTATCGCCTGGTTTTGAAGAAGTTCCATCAATCCACAAAGGCAACATACTATTAATATATCCAGCTAATTGATTGCCACTTATTCGTTTGATATCATCCTCAAAAAATGACCAACCACCTTTAGCATCAACCTTAAGAAATTCAACCCAAGTATCCGAGTTTACTACTCTTGGCTCAACACCACCACCAAGTTTTTTCCTAACTGTGCTCTTACCCGCTCCTGGAACACCCGCAAGAACAATAGCCTTCCAAATACCTTTATCATTAATACCTTCATTTAAAATATAATCTTCAAATCTCATTATTTATCATCCTTATTTAATGTGTTGGGATATCTTATATCACCCATATACCACCTATTTAAAGGTATAAATTTGGTTACGCCATTTAAATTTTTTATAAAAATACCATTAAATGATACTTCTTCTATAACACCTTCAAACCCATCATATATTATTACATTTCGTCTTGAAAATAAATCAGAAAACCGCAAACGAACATATATAGCTACATTTTTTGTTGAACTAATAATAATATTTAAAATTATTAAACCTATAATACCTTTAAATAACAAGAAATATAATTCAGGTGATACAGCATCCAGTATTTCTATAATTGTCTGTGCGGTCTGATTAATTGCCATTAGTCAATCTCTATTATCCTGTATTGTTTACTTTCAAGCACAATATGTTCTGTGCCAGTTTTTGGTTGATGTTTCCCTTTAGGTAAAAATGTTATTAATTTAATATTACCTTGAGGGTCTATTGCACTAACAAATCCTTGTTTCAAGCTCTTTGACCAGAATAAAATTTCTTCACCAGTGTGAACTCCTAATTGTATAGCCTTTTCAATAGCTTTTTTAAATAAATTTTTTAAGTCATTAGCTGATAATTTATTTCTTTGTGTGATTCGTTCAAGTCCATGATGAGTATTAATAATCCATTTGTTTTTCCAGAAATATAGAAATTTGCTACTCATATTCAATATATTATCCAAAACACCTTCTTTTATATATACAATAGAATTATCTGTTGGTGACTTGGTTTTTTCTAAAAATATTTTAAATCTCATTATCTTTCGCCATAAACCTCTTTAGAATCAAGGCCGAGTTTTTTAATCTCTTTATCTATATTAATTTTCCCTTGTTTTGCGCCTTTAACATTACCACTTTTCCTCATGATTTTGTAATCTTCAACCCAACTTAAAATACCTTTTCTCACATCATCAGGCAAATCTTTGAGTGATTTCTTTTCGGTAATATATTTTTCTATAACTTTATCAATTTTACTCATTATTATACTCCTTAGATTGTTTTTCATAACATTCAATAGAACCCAATAAACTATTGTTATAACTCTTCATTTTTAAGGCATTCCCTATAAGTATATTTATATTATAGGCACTACCTAAATGACTCTCTGAATCAAGTTCTATATAATTCGGTATATCTGGTTTAGGACATACATTATATACATATATTGTCTTAATTTTGATTATCGGCTCAATTGGTATCGATTTAGAACATCCACTAATTACCAAAAATATCATTAAGACGATTAACAGCATCAGCACTCTTTTCATCTTTTACCACCTTACCCTGTGAAGGTACTACAGGGGTTTCATCTTCATTATTGAAACATATTTTGTTATCATATAGATCTTGCCAATATTTTACCTGTGCCTGTGATTCTTTAAGTTGAACCCTTATCGCCTCATTACTGGTTATCCAAGAATCAGCAGCACCATTACATTCAGTAATTGCAGTTAATAAGTCCTGTTCATTTGATTTGCAGGTATTGAAATTTGTTTCTATTTTTATAACATTTGCTTCAAGTTTGGCTATTTTACCATCCTGAATTGTATTATTAATATAAAGTCCACCACATGCTATAGTTAATAATACAATTGCTATAACTGTGGGTTTTTTTAACAATGTTAATGCTATTGTCCACATATTAAAATCTCCTTATATTTTTGGGGGTCTCTCATCTTCTTTAGTAAATCTTATGTCTATATCCTTACTTTTGACATTACCAAATACTTGTGCCTTCTTCATAAGATTATAAGTAGCTGTAATATATAACATTTGTAGGTGTGATGCCTGAATATCACCTGTTCCCATTGTCCAGATATAAATAGCAATACCAAGAACCACTATAAATGAAATACGTCCTACAGAAGCATGTGTATACTTACCTTCTTTGTTCTGTTCTGCTATCAATGAAATAAAAAAATCTCTTTTCATATAAAGCCCCCAATTAATTATAAAAGTATTTATAAAAAAAGGACGACAATCAAAAGATTATCGTCCTTTTTATAAGAGGAACTTTATATTTTTAATGAAGTGTCCTACCTTTTCACTTCCACGGTGCATATCGTGTCATTGTGTGCTCCACCATGAGGTACTAACAATACTTCTATCAACTCCATACCTGATGTTTTCCCAATGCCGCCACTATTCCACCCGAAGCACACGGCTTTTCCGCCGGGCTTTAATACGCGAGCAATCTCTTTCTTTCTGTCCCCATAAAAAGAAGACTGTGTATCTTTCATATGTACTTCTCGACCTACTTGCTTGTAGCACTCTGAAATTTGTCTTGGACTATACGGAGGATCGAACAAAATAACATCAACAGACTCATCTTCAAACGACTTTAGAAAAGTTAACGATTCTAGATGGTGGGTGGTATCGCATGTTTCATCAAGGTCATTCGTCCAATCACATAAATCGGCAACGCAACTGTTTCTCGCAAACGGATCTATCACCACACAACCAACTAAACACTTCTTGGCCTTTTCCAATGTTATAACCCTTCGCACCAACTCGTTTATTGGCTTAATCGTAAAAGTGTTCTTGTTCGGCATTGCCCAAATTCTATTCATCTTCACAATGATAATCCTATGTGTCAGTGTTATGTGGCTATTTAAGTTTCAGCGCGGTTACTTTTTCGGAAATTTCAACCGTAACCATTCGTTTTATTCCTCGACAGTGAATAAAATGGTTATTCCACTCGTTGAGAACATATTGTTTATTTTTATTAATCAACACTGGATGCCATCTTCCATCAATTAAACTTTGAATGTGGTATTCAACTTTTGCCATAATAGTCAATCCCCGTATATAAAACGTTAGTTTCTGGGTTCAACTTCAATCAGATCCCATTGATCCACATTATCTTCTTGATTGGGTGAATCTACTAAGTTTAAATCAAGTTCAGTTTGTTGGTTAATATTCAATGGCAGATCATGTGATGTTTTATCAAAATTTAATTGTCTAATGGTAATAAGTTCTTCTTCAGCTTCTTCATTGGAGAAAAATATATCAACTTCACCATCAGAATAATATTTCAATAATTCAGTGGTAAGTTCTTCTTTACTCATTTCATATGGATCATCATCACCCAAATAAATTGGAAGTTGTTGTCTGTTATTACCAAAAAATTTATCAACATATTTAATGATGAGTGGTGAAAATTTGTTAATTTTACTAGTGAATTCTTTTTCAAATTCACTTTCATCCAAAACCGAAACATTGCGAACAGAAAAAGTAATACTCTCTTTTTCTGCTAAAACATAATCACCACAAGGAGCTTTTACCCGCACCTGACCCTGAATTGGAGAATGTGGACTGGTTGAAACCACAATAGATACATCATGATTCTGGTTGATATAAGCATCATCAGTACCAGAAAAGAAAGCTCCCATTCCGTGATGAGAATGAATAACACCACAAATAATTTTGCCCTCATTCCAACTATATTCTACATTATGAACATTTACACTTGTTACCTGTTGAAAATCTGGAATAATAAGATCGGTAACAATAACCTCTTGTTTTTCATGATCAACTTCACCGACAAGATATGCCAACCATTCAAGAGTTGGGTAATAACTTTGAAGTTTCTTGATTTTTTCGTCGGCCAATTGTTCCAGATATATATGATAAGAAGGTTTGTCCATATATAAACAACCTTTTCGTACAACAATACCAGCATCCCAACATTGTTGGTCAGCGGCAATTTGTTTGACAAATGCGGCACCTTTGTTATGTTCTTTTGTCATACGGTCAAGTTCTTCATCAGTTAATGGTTTAATAAGTGTGTTGTTATCCACAATAAATATTTCCTTTATTCTCTATTCTCGAATGGCGAATAGTTTCCAGTGTTATTTGTATAAATATTTCAAATTTCATAATAAGATAGAGATATTATATCACCGACCAATTTGATTGTCAACAAAAAATTCACCGTCATACCCTTTTATATATAAATATGTATGATTGTTTTTTTGGAGGACAATATGATTATATACAAAGTAACCAACGTTGTCAATGGGAAAATTTATATCGGACAAACTACTAAAACACTACAACGAAGGAAGACTGTTCATTATTGTAGTGCCCGTTGTGGTAGTGATAATGTATTTGCTAAATCATTAATGAAATATGACAAAAATGAGTTCAAATGGAAAATAATATGTGAATGTGATTCTTTAGATGATTTAAATGAAAAAGAAATATATTATATTAAAGAAAATAATTCATTATTACCAAATGGGTATAATATGACAGGTGGTGGGTTTACAAGTCCAATGATAAATCCCTCGGATGAATTAAGAGAAAAACATAAGATAGCTATGATTGAATGCGGAAAGAAAATGACTGGTGATAACAATCCTATGAAAAGACCAGAAGTTATTGAAGCGCATAGAAAAGCAGTTAATGATCCAACGCGCAGAAAAAAAGCAGTTAATGATCCAACGCGCAGAAAAAAACATAGCCAATGGATGAAAGAAAACTATAGACATACAGATGAAGAAAAACAAAAACGATGTAAATATTTTTTGGTGGTTAAAGATACATCAAACAAAATACATATTATAAAAAATTTAAAACAATGGTGCAGAGATAATCCATATTATTCATTCGGTGGTGTAAAATCTTGGGCAAAAAAGAAAAATGGAAAGCCCCATAAGGGGCTTTCTCTCATATACTATACGTATAAATCTTGAATTTGGCATCCAATTTCTTTTTTATTATATTTAAGGATTTTACCAACACCAAGTGCTGCTACAACAATAGCAGGGACGACCCAAGATGGCGTAACACTATATCCGTCTTGTGTATCACCAGTGTCCCATTGAGCAACACGATCTGATATTGAAATCCTTTCTGAATCATATCCAATTTTGCAATATTTGGCACCATTCTCATCAGCCATACGTTGATTTTCAATCTGAGAGGCATGGTTATCGGTACAATCAATAACCCAATCTACGCCCTTTGGATAAGTATGATCTTTTAATGGAAACGGAAAAGCTTTACACCGGATTTCTGGACGAATAGAACGTACAATTTCCTTAACGATATCGGCTTTATTACGACCAATATAATCAATTGTGATATCAATTCGATTAAGATTGGATTCTTCTAATGTATCAGGATCAAAGACAAACAAATCTTCAATACCAGACATGGCCAACAGTTTTGCGACATGGTAACCGATTCCACCACACCCTACACAACAAACTTTAATGTTTGTATTGATACCTTCAATCAATTCTTGTCGATCATAAAAAGACATAATTTTGTTCCTTTTCTATAAGAGGTAAAATTAGTATACATAAAATATTATTATCTGTCAACACCTAAATAAGAAAGTAAAAGGGTGACCTTCATGCCACCCTTTTTATTAAGTTGACCATACAGCATGACCTTCACCACGATCTGATTGTTCAACGATTCCAGCACGTTCATCGCCGCGTGAAGTTGCGTATCTAACATTACGGGCTTCTTCACCACTAAGAATATGTTGTTCCAAAGTACTTAATCTAGGCAAACCAGATGGGTTTCTGTTTCCTGGTGAAGTTGTATTGACATTCTCCAAAACCGCCAAAGCATCACGAGCACAAGAAAGAATATCATCTGGTGAGTTCCAACGTTTCGGGAACTCCCATTGTCCCCAACAATCACTAGAACTATCCATAGAATGATAATGTTCAAACTTAGAAAGTCCAATGGTTTTTCGAACAACTACACGAACAATACGATCTTTTTTTGTAACGATTTCCATTGTAACAGGGGAAATCATACGTTTGGCATATTTCGGATTGATAGGATTACCATCAACATATTTTGGCCAATAGACACCTTGAAATAGCCAAGTCAAAACATCAGCACCATCATGATGCGAATGTTGTTTGACAAGAGACAACCCAGCTTTGGCGTGATCATAAGAAATTTCAGGCATAATATTTGCTGAAGCCAAACGTTCTTGAAGTTCTTTTTCTTTTTCTTCAAAGTCCTGCCGATTCTGTTCAACCATATAGGTCATTTCAGACATTTTTTCGTTCAGAGCTTCTTTAATTCGTTGAAGTTTCTCTGTTAATTTAGCTGAATATTCAGCCCTGATTTCATCCTCGGGTAAACTAACCTCTTCGGTAATTTCAAGTTTAACGACCTTGCCACCAATGCGAATTGTCATACCTTCAGACTGAATAGATTCAATATCAATTGTTGAGGTATCAAGAATATTTTCCATTGAAGTTTTTAATTCTTCTGCTTGTTGAGTATCCCACGTTGTCATAATTTTTGTTCCTTTCGTTTTTCTTGAATCTTATCGTATCAACAGAGAATTGTCAAGAAATATTTTCAATTATTTTACCAATACCCGCTACTTTTCATATAAATAGAAGTAGCGGGTAACTACAAGGAGGTATAAAAATGATTATATACAAAGCGACCAATAAAGTCAATGGAAAAAGTTATATTGGACAAACCGTTTATTCTCTTGGGGGAAGACAGTTAAAACATTATAGTCGTGTTCGCAATGGAAGTCAACTTTATTTTCATAATGCCCTAAGAAAATATGATAGGGAAGATTTTATTTGGGAAATCTTAGAATACTGCAAGTCACAAGAAGAACTTAATGAAAAAGAAAAAATGTTCATCCAAGAATACAATAGTTATTGGACGGAAAATGGTTACAATCTCTCTTTTGGTGGTGATGGTAATGGTGGTTTACATGGTGAAATTAATGGTATGTATGGAAAAAAGCACACCGAAGAAACTCTCAAAAAAATACGGGATACTCGTAAAGGTCAATTTGCTGGTGATAAAAATCCAGCGGCAAAACATGCTGGTCGTTATCTTATTACATTTCCTGATGGCCACCAAGAAGAAATAACAAATCTAAGAAAATGGTGTAGAGAAAATGATTTGAGCCACGGACCTTTTTATGATATGTGTAATTTTACTCATATCACGCCAAAATCATACAAAGGATATTTATGTAAACGGCTTGAACATTCCCTACAAAAGAAAAAAGAGTTGGGCCTTGAATAACCCAACTCTCTAAACCCTTTCGTATCAAGGGTTTACATTCCCGGCCACTTCATACGGCTTAATTTCCAGACTCATACCGGCATCCAGAGTTGCAGGGGCGGCTGCCGGATCAATTTCGGTGCCATCCAAGATAACACGAAACTTGCCAAGTCCGGCATCACGAGCGGCATTAACAACGGTATCTCGGAAAGAAGAACCTGCTTCAATAGTGGAAGTAGAACCGTTAATAGTCAAAGTAGTGTTTTCAGACATAATTTTTATTCCTTTTAAATGGGTTTAATTTGAGGATTATTCCTCGTTTCTGTAAGTGATACTATCAGAATGAATTGTTATTGTCAATCAGTTTTTGATTTTTGTTATTTTTTTATTATTCAGTTTCAATCAAAATTATGTTAGTTTGAATTCCAACCTGTATTTTTTGAATTCCATGGCGTTTTGTTAATTTTTCCTTGAGGCAAACCACAACTAGAACGTAAGAATGTCCAACCACCTTCATTTACATTGGCCTGATATTCTTCTTTTGATACAAGCGTTTTTTCATCAGTCACCCACAATCCACTATTACGTTTAGCTTCATTAATATTGTTAATATAATTTGAATGGTAATTGTAATAACGACCAATATCTTCACCAGAAGGTGGTCGAGAATGATCTTCTGCAACACAAAGGTCATATTGTTCTTTGAATGCAGAATTCTGTTCTTTAATTTTATCCGATAGTTCAGATAAAATTTTTATCAATTCATCTTCATTCATTTGTTGACCATCTTGAGATTGAGATTGAGATTGAGATTGAGCTATTTCTTCTTTGAACAACCATCGTTCAACCTTTTCACCAAGTCCTTTCAACGGATTTTTCATTTTTCTGTTCCTTTCGTTAGAGTGATAATTTTTGGTTTTTCTATATTAGTTTTCGATGTAATGGTGAATCCACAATCATTCAATATTTCTTCAATAGAGACATCTTCTTTTGGATATAAATATGTAGTGACTTTCAAGAGATTACATTCACTATTATATTCACTTATCATATATCTACCATCTTTATCAATCATTTCATATCGATGTTTCATTACTCTTCCAATTTTGATAATAGATAATATTTCTCACTACTATCATTTTTTTCAAACAGAACCATACCAGCATTTTGTGATTCAATCCATGTAAATTTAGCAGTAAAATCCGACATACTACCACCCAAACATTGTAGAACAGCATTGAAATTTTTGAATTCAAAACAAATATCAATATTATTATGATCTATTGAATCTAACTCAAAACTGATACCATTGGCAAATCTATTTGTCCTGTCAGTAGTTTCAAGTATAAACTTTCCATCCCTAACTGTAAAGTAAACTTTTTCAAATTTACCAGCTACCTTACGGATTTTTTCAAAACATTCACTGACTTCTGTAGTCAAATCAAGTTCATAAAAACTTGGTGAATTTGGTTCAGCACCAGTGAAAGTTGTGACGAAACTTGACATACAGAAATGAAGATTCGTTTTATGTCGACCATTCTTAAGTGTCAATTTATCATCAGTTATAATTGCATCAACAACTTCACTGTCAATTAATGTAAGATAAGGTTTTACTTTAACATTTGGTTCATCAAAATTAAATTCAATTTCATCAGGAACCTCAGATATAATATCATTTGGTATATTTAAACAAATAACGACCGTGTTATTTTGACTTCTCATCCGAGATATAATATTTCTACCATCAACCTTAAGTTGTACCGAAGGTACAACATAATTCAGTGTTGCTTTTTTAATAATTTTTTGTAAATTTTCTACATTAATATTCATTAAATAATTTGCTCCTTATGTGATTTATTACTGATAGACAATCATATCATATTTTATCAATAATGTAAATCAATCTTTAGGTGTCCAAACTTTTTCTTTCATAGAACTTCTAAGAAAATCCATGTGTTTGGCGAGAACAAACTGTTTTTTTACCGTAGGTTTGAATAATTTCAGAAAAAACACCACAAAAAAACAATTAAGTAGGATTAAAATAGATAATGGTTGTGTTATCATACAAGCAACGTTTGAGGCAAAACCAAGGGCAAAAAAGACACTTCGGATTTCTTCATGAAACAACTCCCTTTTTACATTTTTCATTTCCATTTTAATTTTGTCCTGAAAAGTATTTTCTTTGGTCATTTTCTTTTCCTTTCAATTAATGATAAAGATGCTTCACGTTTAGATATATTGTATCGTTCCATCAACAATTTAATTTGTTGATCTTTGTCTTTCGATTCTTTGGTCTTTTTGGTGAACTTAATATATCTACGGCCTTTTGGTACAGTATGAACATAATACTTGAATATTAATTCATCTGTCAAGACAAATTGATATTTATTTATTTCATTAACAATTTTAGATAATTTACGGTCTTCACTAAGAAAAAGTGATAATACATAGGCAGATAAATCTTTTTTGTTATACTTGCAAGGAGTTTTTAATGTTACGGCGTTAAGAACTTCAATTAGATGGTTTTTTTTGTTTTTTATTTTTGGTGTTTTTTTGGCCATCTTTTTTGTTCTCCTTACGTCCAGGCTTAATATTGTCATTCAATGCCTGTTGTAGATTTTTAATTATATCTGGTGTTAAATTTACCTTTTTATTTCTTTTCTTTGATGTTGATGTTCGCATAACTTCTCCTTAAATATAGTTCTCAAATACATGCCAGATGAGCTTTTCATTAAACATCTTAACAGTTCCAATATATTTTAATTTATGTTCATATTTCATTGTTTGTCCAGTACCAAAAATACAGATTCTACGAGGAACCAAGATTGCATCAGGATTAACCTTTGCCCATAAATATAATTGTTCTTTGATAGTACAATTATTATTTTTTAATGTATCCACACAAAGAATTTCAGCCCCCTCTGGTAATTCTATTTCTTGAAAATCTGTGAGATTTAATCCGTATTTATAAACATTTTCCATGATAACTCCCATTTTGTTTTCGCCAAATGACACAAACGATTTTCAATACAAAGAATTTCTTCTGTGCTAATTAACATACCAGAATATGAAAAGACAATAGGTAACAACCACAAAGCATTTAATGATTGTGAAAACAAACATCCCATTAAAGAAAATAAACACATGAAAGTTAATGTCAAATGTTGGCGTACTAGTCGTTTCTTCTTTTTACGAAATTCATTCATACCACACCTCTCATAATCATGTCAAAATACATAGTCATGAAGTTAATTTCACGATTAGCCACAAGGTTGTCACGATAATCATGTTGACCTACTAATAATATTGCTTCGCCATCTTTTTTAAATACACTATCCTCATTCATTAAAACATCATAGAGATATTTATAAAGTCCGGTATAATCAATTTGATGAGATTTTAATACTTGTCGTACAACTTCAGGATCACCTAATTTCATTCCATCAAGAATTTCCTTATAAACCCCATCACTTACAGACATTATAATGTTATTTTGAAGAACCCCATCAACAACATTATCCTTTAATATAACCAATGCCTTACGAATGTCTGGTTTACGTTTCCAGATAGTTTTTACTAATTCAATGACCACTTTTTTATCATAAGTTACGCCCTCTTTATCAAGGATAGACCAACAACGTTTTACCACATCAATAGCAGGGGGATTTGTTAATTCTACTTCACGACAACGAGACATCAATTCTGGACTCATTTTATGTATGTAGTTACAACAAAAAATAAAACGTGTAACGCTTTGAACTGATTCCATAAGATCACGTAACATTGCCTGAGCATTTATAGACAAGAAATCAGATTCATTCAAATATACGATTTTAATACCACCAAATCCCGCACAAGTAGCAAAAGATTTTACCTTGTCACGTATAGGATCAATCCCAGTTTCATCTGAGCAATTCAATTTCAGTATATCAAGACCTTTAGTTTTTTTTAATACATCAACATATGTTCCTTTACCTGTACCAGACGGGCCATATAAAATAAGATTTGGTAATTCATCTAATGCTTTACGTAACTTTACTTTAGCATCAGCATTCAAAATCATTTCATCAAATGTGTTTGGTGTATATTTAAATTCATATAATTCACTTAAATCCATTAATAATCGTCTCCAAATGTAATTTTTGCCAAAAGAGTATCAACTTCTGGCCGAGAATCTTTTCCAAGAGATTCAGATCTTCCATAACAGAACGGACCTTCTTCTGCAAATTTAATAAATCCGGCACTAACAATATGTCTTTTCGAACCAAAATTTTCTGCTATGCAACTATGAATAATGTTGGAAGAAAATGGTATAATATGATTTTCCCATGTACCATCAATACCAGTTCTCATTTTAACAACTATATACTTTGCTTCTTTTGTCATGATATTACCTTTTTAATCTCACAATAAATTTATTTCACAACTTCTTTGAGATTTTCTGATGGTTTGAAAATCGGAACAGATTTTGCTGGTACATACACAGTTTCACCTGTTTGTGGGTTACGAGCTTTGCGTGAGGCACGTTGTTTAATCACAAAATTACCAAAACGACGCAAAGTAACTTTTCCGTCGACAACAAGACCCCGTTCAATACCGGCTAATACAGCATCAACAATCCCTTTAATATCTTTTTTAAATGTTCCTGTTTCCTCTGCTACATAACTCACCAAATCATCTTTATTCATAATACATTTTCTCCTTCACAATTTATTTTTATTTGTTTTCTTTATATCAAGAATTAACCAATATGTAAACCTATTCTGTTAATATTTTACATTTATGTTTTTCTTTACGAGAATATTTACTTTTATCTTTATGGGGTTTAGTAGGTGGTGCAATAGGTTTACGAACAGAATCCATAGGTTTTCTGATTTTATTTATTATTTTGTTTATCATATATTTTACCTGTTTTAATCAATGTTAATATATCAATATCATATAATATTAACTTTCCATTTGGTCCCCGTATATACAGTAAATGTTGGGATACATCCAGTTAAAAACAAAGTTAATATCAATATTATTATAATTTTCTTCATACTATAATATATTTATCAAAAGAGGATAGGGGTATGGGTGCGCACCCATACCCCTTCATACTAGTATAACATTCTTTAGTTTAGTATAATATTATTTAATTTAGTATAATATGTAGGGTAAGAATTTTTTATTTTTGTGTCCTTGTTATCTCCTAACCCATAGCTTTCGACCAAGGACATGTATCTTCTATTAGTTATCTTCTATTATTTTATTATTTTATTATTTTATTATTTTATTATTTTATTATAGTGGGCTTATTTGGGCGAACCTCGAATATTCATTATGTTATTCACCTTCATTCACCTTCATTCACCTTCATTCACCTTCATTCACCTTCATTCACCTTCATTCACCTTCATTCACTCGTTAATTCTGTCTTTTTAGTCGGCCAACAAGGAAAAAGAATAATTATCAGCGCTAATAATTAATTCTCTCACCTAACTTGTATATACACTAACAAACCATGAATCAAATGTCAACAAAAAACTTTATCTATTTTATAATTTCGTTAACATAATCAAATAATTCTTTTCGTTTATTCATTAATTGATTCATAATATGGTCAGCATTATCTTCTCTTGTGAAAAATACTGTTATTTCCTCACAAGTATCACAATCATTGACACACTGTTCGTATTCTTTAACCAATTTAATTAATTTATTCATCATCAACCCAAACCACACAACCAACAGAAGTTTTTGTCAGTAAATGTCTTTTATTTTTATATTGAATATAATGTTTACCTGAAATAAATTTTGGCTTACGAGATATTTCATCAATAATATCATGTACATAAGGTCTCACACAAATTTTTATATCTACTTTTTCCATAACAATTTCCTTTCTCTAAAAATATATCATAAATATATCATGTCATAAATGGTTTGTCAATTCCGATAATAATTTAATTTTATATCGTGTGTGTTGTAACGTTCCTTCTTTGTCTCGTAAAAAATCATCATCCCATACCTCTATCAATCTAATACCTTTTTCTTTACATAATTTTCTTTTTCTTTCATCTCTTTCTATATTTTCCGATAATGAATGCCAATAATTACCCTGATATTCTATTCCAATACTGAATTCAGGATAATATATATCTAATTCAAGACCATCTAATATTTCCCTATCATTATATATTACCTTTCCTATATTATATTCTTCTAGCATTGATTGTAATAATCTTTGTCCTGTACTACCTTCACAATGGGGACATCTACAATAATTATTTTTAAAATTACCGGGTTTAACACCCCATTCATGCCCGTTTTTACATTTTAATTCAACTTTTGTATAATTATTTTTATATTCATTTAACAATTTATATCCTTCTTGGTCTAATAATTCAATAAATTGTTCTTTTGCCTGTATTGGACATTTATTAGAACATTTTGGACATCTATAACCTGTTTTAAAACTATTTGGTGTTACACTATATTCATGTCCATAATTACATTTTAATTTAACTTTTATTTTTGAACTTTTATATTCAGATAATAATTCATATTTTTCTTTAATTAACAATTCTAAAAATTCTTTCTTTGCTTGTATTGGACAATTACCCGAACATTTTGGACATCTACTCCCCATATTAAAACTATTTGGTATAACTTTATATTCATGCCCGTTTTTACATCTTAATTCAACTTTTGTTGTAACATTTTTATATTCATTTAACAATTCATATCCTTCTTTTTCCAATAATTCTAAAAATTGTTCCTTTGCTTGAATAGGACATTTACTAGCACATTTTGGACATCTACTACCATTTTTAAAATTATTTGGTGTAACATTCCATATATGATACTTTGAACATCTTATTTTAACTTTTGTTGCAACATTCTTATATTCACTTAATAATTCACAATTTTCTTGTTTTAATAACTCCATAAATTGCTCTTTTGCTTGTATTGGGCACTTACCTGAACATATTGGACATCTATATCCTGTTTTAAAATCACTTGGTCTAACTTCATATTCATGACCTTTATCACATTCTAATTTAACTTTCGTTGTTGCATTTTTATATTTAGATAATAATTCATATCCTATACTTTCAACCAATTCTTTAAATTTTTCTGCATAATTTATTTTCATATTTATAATCCGTCATTAATCCAATAATTTCAATCAATCTTCTCCTGCTGGTTTAACGTTTTCGCCTCTGGCTTTGGCTTCCTTATATGCCTTCCAATACTGTGATGTTTCGCCAAACCAGTCGCAACAGTCACGCTTGCAATCGTATTTCAACTCAAATGAACCAAATGCAACCTTTTTAGTCATTTGTTTTCCGCATTTAGGGCACATTTCAGTTGGTTCTTCCTTATATGCCAATCTCACATCTTCTTTAATTATTTTACAATCCAAACAAATAATATCTACAATCACTTTTTTACTCATATATTTTCCTCCACATTATTTTGAATATCCACTCGCATACCATCCACCACCCTTTAGTTCAAAAGTTGTTACGCTTGGAATTTTTGTGGCTATTTTACCACAATCACATTTTATCTTTTTAACATTAAAATCTTTCATTTTCATCCGTTTTTCTAGTATCCCACATACAGGACAACAAAATTCATACACTGGCATTTAATCTAATCTCCCAACTTTATATAATTTTATCATTAATCTCTTGCAAATAATTATCTATCTGTTTCAATATATTATTAATTTTAGAATCTTTATCATGGTATACAACTCTGGCCTGTGAATTATTAAAATTATATATTCCTTGTTTTTTATATTGACCAACATTTTCACCCCAAGAAACAATAGGCACTCCCTGTAAATTAGCAATAGCAGTCCAATGAGAACAAGGAGTAATTACTGCCGTTGAATTTGTTATAGCAGTCACAATTTTCTGATATCCTGTATTTAAATAATCAACCCCCTGTAAAATCTCATTATCTTCTGACAAATAACACTTCATATCCCCTATCACAGCAAATTTACAAGTTTTTTTAAGATAATTAAATATAATCAAAGCATCCTTTATATTCATAGAGTCATCAGGAATAAAAACAACATAACCTTTCCTTTTTGAGACAGGAACTTTGATAGGTTCAAATATTTTATGATAAATCGAGACTGGTGGGATATATTTTACATAAGGCAATGATTGTTGATTAATATCTTTTTTTGTACAACCAAGTTTAGAAACAATATTATCTTTGTATACACGAATCAAGGACGTAAAATCACGTTGATTCACATCTTTATGATTATATCCAGTCTGATGAATCTCTTGCCTAGTGAGTTGTCTGTATACAGGAATATAACGTTTCATAGTGACCTGTGGATACAAAAATTTCCTATTAAAATGAGATGAATAATATATATAACGAGCATTAGTGTTTTTTTCAATCCATCTCATATGAGGTCTAAACGTTAAAATTTCTTGTTCAAACGATCCTATAAATGGACCTTGTGCTAGAACTGTTTTATTCACAAATAAATTCCTTTATATTAATATTAAATTTCCGCTCCATGTATTGAATGGTTCTGGATTGTCTTTATAATATTTTTCATTAATTATAATAACTTCAACATTATTTAATACATCTTCTAATGCAACACTAAAAACAAATGCTCTTTCTAATGGATTAAGATTAATAGTGTTCAAAAGAACTTTGTTGTTGCGCTTAAAAAACGTTATCAACATATCATTTGATGTATTAACCACATAATACTTTTTATTAGTATTTCTTAATATATCATTGTAGAACTTAATGTTGTCATTTATCACAAATCTGTTTACAGATTTGTATGTTTTTAATACATATTCAACCTTTTCATATGTCGGTTCTTTAAATCCCATCTCTATCAAATGAATTCTTGGGATTGACAATAATTTTTCATCTGTCATATTATTTTCTGAAATACAGACATAATCACTGCCCATTTTTGTAATTTTCATACAATTGCCTCCGAATTAACTGTAAATTTAATTTACATTTAATACTATTTATGTCAATTATATAATATTTTTTAACATTATAGAGGCTTTAAAGTGAGAAATTGATTTTTCTACTATAAAATTATATATATGAATATCTTTGTTGTTTATTCTAAGATCATTTAAATCTTTATACTCAATGTATGGCATGTAAAAATAGTCAAGTCTTCTAGCATGTTTGGATTGTTCAATAATTTTTCTATAATTATTGTATCCTGATTCGTCGGTTTCGGGATTATCAAGAGCTATTATGATACCTTTTTTTGATAAAGATAATAATTTTTCTATAAATTCATCAGATACAGATGCACCTATACATGAAGTACCTTGATTATATTCTACCATATAAGCATCTATCAACCCTTCAGTTACAATTATATATTTTTCAGGATCAAATAATTCTCTATTTAAAACAATATTTTCTTTAATAACATCTGGATTGAAATATTTTGGTTCAATATCATTATTCATCGCTCTTCCCTGAAAATATATCATTTCACCATCTTCATATACAGGGATAATAAATCTATTTTTATATTTCCCTGAATGAGCTACCATAATATTATGTCTAGTCGGTATCCAACGTGAAATATAAAATTTTTTCAGGTGAGCATAATATCTTTCCTGTATTCTACCATCAGGTTTTTGGTTCAAGCAAAGACAATCATTTAAATCAAGGTCTAATGTCCCTTGTTGATCAATTTCGTCTATAAAAACTGGTTTCTTATCTAGTTTCGCCTTTATCTTCTCACTATCATATTTCTTCTCTGTTAGTTCATCATTAGCTTCCTTCCAACTAACACCCATAACATGTGCATAAAGTGACTGAATATTACCAGAAGGTACCGGACACCCACCATTATAACATGTATATACCCATTCATCATATTTAGCATAATAATCTATATGGCAACGCCTTTTATTTGGATTACGTTTACTGTCACCACAAACAGGACATCGCATTACGTATCCACCACCATTACGTTTAACTTTTTCGCAATTTGAATATAAAAAATTTTCAACTAAATATTGTTCAATCATAATCTCTCTACGTATTCTGCAAGTATATCACCATGACAAGGATTTGGTTTACAAAAACATACTAAAATTTTACCTCTTAGACCTTTAACTCTACGATAATATTCTTCATCAGTATCAAGCCTGTCTACAACATATCCACGAAAAAGGTCTAATGTACTACCATGTTTCTTACCTCTTGAAAGTCTAAATGGATTGCCAAAATATCCATCCAACCCTTTGCCAGAACGTCCAATATATATATATATAATTTGGGTTGTTTATCCAATCTTTAGGAGCGAATCGTATATGTATAACTTCTGTCATAATTCCACATATCCTTTTTTATAAAAACATCTATTAGTTTCAATCATTTTACCATTCTGATAATCAAATGTAAATAAAAGATGTTCTGCATATCCATTAGCTTCATTCATACAATCTTCAAATTCTTGGGCCATTTTTATTGCTTCACATAAAGATATGGCCACGAAACAACGTGGCCATATCTGAGTATTCTTAATTTTATTTCTAAATTCATATACCTTCATGTTATGTATTATCCTGTTTAAATGAATTTACATATCCGGCCATTCTCGTGCATCTCCGCCCATAAAAATCACTTCCCTTTTTTATAATCTATCATCTAATTCATGTTATAAGTCATTTAGGATAAGGCTTTATTAAGTGCCTCTTTAGCTTTAATTTGCGAAAAAAATTAAACAAGGTGCGAAAAAGTCTTTTTGTTGAACTCATTTCTCAAGATCAAGGCTGATTTAGAGTTTTTCACAAAATAGCTTCGGTATTTCAAACGATCTTTTGCATATTTTGTTGTAGCCAAGAGACCAACGATAAGATGTGAGTCTAGATCCATAATTGGGAAATTAAGAAAAATATGATCAACAATAGAATAATTTCTGTTGCTTATAAGTTCTTCAATATTGTCGTAGATAATATCTAATGCTTTGTCGCATTGTCCAATTTTGCACAATGTAGATGAGTAATACAGCTTTGACATGTATACGTCTTCAAGGTTTGTCCTGTTGGTTCCTGGGTATCCATCTTCCATCCCAAATAATGCAGCCTTGTGCACGGCCTTGCTTACTGCGGTGCATTCTTCGGCAAGCTTGATAAGTAGGTGCTGTTCTTTGTCCATTTTTCCTCCAATCCGTCCTAACAAATCGATCAACCGGAATGGGTCTACATCCGCCCACTTGTCCTCAGGTTAGCTCACTGTTCTATGCTATCAATTTGTTAAGCCGGTCAATCGCCTGAGCCATATCCATTCTCCGCCAATCGCGGCACTCAATGTTGGCCAGTATTTCAGTCGGTTCCAGCCCGCCCCGTTCGGCCAGTCTTTTTAGGGTTTGGCTGTGGTTTGCCTTGGCCGGGGTTTCATTAAGCACACTCATCGGCACCGAAAGTGGGCAGTCAGGGTAAGTCTTTACAAGCGAGCGGGCCGAAAGTACCGGCATAGAACCAGGCGTTCGAGCGGATTCGCTACGCTGCCGTCCTTTAACTCTTGCCTCTGCTTCCCATTGTTCTGGGGTCTCAAATGCCATTTGTTTATCCTCCTCGCTCACGGCTCAACTTATTTCGTTATCTTTCCATGAAATATACACAATCAAATTCAATAGGTGTATATAACAAAGATTTTTTTATATTAGAAGGTGGGAAACAATCCCATTCACATTCTCTCATATCATCATTCATAATACAATATGAACAATTTCTACATAAAAATGTGTCAAATGATTTAGAATTCTCCAGTTGGGTAATTTCTTGCATGTGCTTTTATATCATCCCGTATGTCCTGTGGAAACAAATCATAAAATTGTTGAATATCGTCGTCATCTTCAATACCAAACCAATCTCGCATAAACATAATAGTTTCCGTTGGATTTGTAGTTATTTTGTTCTCTTGTAAACCTTTATAAACTTTTATAATTGTACGTTTTAATGTCTGTGATACTGCTTGCCTAGAAATATTTAATTCTCTAGCAATATGTGAACTTGTTTTTGCCTGGATGTACTCAATATTCTCTACCATATTTATGTTTCCTTTTTCATCTTTACTTTAAAATAATAAATTTTTAATGTTTTTTATTGCTATTCCATAGTCCATAGTCCTTTCAATTATTTTGAAAACTATATCATATATCAATTCATTTTACAATCAAAAATCCACATCTTTTTTATAAATTTTTTGGTTAGAAGTTGCCAATTCTATACCGTACTGCACATGTCCCTCACACGTTAGGTCTGGTATATATCTACCCGTTTTAATGTAATCAACAACTCCTTTCACATTATCAGGAATTTCAGAAATATCATATCTTGTGAATATCCAAATTGGCAATGAAAATTTTGTTAAAAATTCCAAAAAATCAGCGAATTCTTCGGCTGGCTGATCAAGCGGCTCGCCCCCGAAAATCATGAAATTTGCTATCATGCATTCAAAAGCTCTTACTTTAGTCTCAATTAATGGTTTTACTCTTTCAATATTGACACCCTCATTAAAATCCCAAGAGTCAGGATTATGACACTGATGGCAATGCGGTGGACTGCAACCCGCTACGTAAATGTCCAACGAACCCGTTCTCAGACTATAATCTACGCTCAAAATATTCATTAGAATTCCTTTCTATATTCAACAACCATTTTACACCAATTTTTAAATTTGACAAGAGAAAATTCATTTTTCATAAAGTTTATATCTTTGTGTACCCACCAGACATTTCCTTCAATATAACCTTTAGAGCTATCAATCCTGTCCAATGATCCTGTCCTATTACAATCTTTCTTGCCATATCCAGCAATTGATATATCAACGCCTGTCAAGGCACATTTACGATCCTGTTCCAGAAACAGCTCCCATAGATACTCCTTTGTGATGGAATATTTTATATTCCTCTTTTTTGCATTTTTTATTATATGGCTTATAAATGATCCGCTCAACTCACCAGTTCCCGACCAGCTACTACCAGCCGAGCCTGTCTGTGATAAATATCTATTACAGCCACACGATTTAGTCTTTTCTAGCAGAAGATCCCGGCTATCGACAGTGGTTGTATTACCACAATCACAATCACATATCCAGTATGGTCTGCCTTTGCTTCTAATCTCGTCAACCTCTCTGGCAGTAAGCATACCAAACTTAAATCCAGTTAAATTGTATCTTCTACCATTCGGATACGGAAATCTTGGATACTTATCATTCTTCTTATCCATTGAGTTCATTCCATGTTTCATGAATAAGGTTTCTCACCATCTCTGGAAAATCAACTTGCTTATCTTTCAACTCAGCAAGGTTTGCCTTTTCATCTTCGTCAATTTTAATGGAATATGTCTCTGTTCTGGAACGGCTTTCCTTGAATACTAATTTTGTTTGCATAAAAATCTCCTTTGTTTTTGTTATAAGTATTTATATAAAAAGAAAACTTTTAGGAAACTTTTTGTAAATAATTTACGAAGTATGAACTTTTTATTAGAACCACCATATCGTTTGGACTGTATATGGTGATTGTCTAATATTTCAAACACATACTCACATATTTCACATTTCATGTAATATATCAAAAACGGGGAAGTTTTGCTTCCCCATTTTTTATTTATGCCGCAACTACTGGATTTTCAAGTATTTTTCTCCAAGACTATCTTTACCATAAAATACTCTATTGGGCGCATCCACTTCTCTCCTAACCTTATTCCAAGTGCGAATAGGCGTAAGAAATCCAACAACCCTTTGATATTCTCCCACAATCTCACCACCACATATAGGACAGGCAATAAGGTTGTGACCTACACTCATATGACCTTCTTCACATTCAACAAGGATAAAATTAATTGCAAAATAAACCACGCCTTTCTTAGCAGCAGTGCGAATGAGATTTGCAATAACAGTCGTATCTTCAATACGTTGCTCAATATTAAGATGAGCAATTGCACCGCCAGAAAAATGACTATCAAACAATCCTTGTAGCTCAATACGATCAAGAATATCTGCACGATTTATCAAAGGGATGAATTGATTAGAATATAAATCATATTCTCCATTATTATATTTCAATAATTTATCCTTTTCTGCAAGCTTAACGGCAACATTTTCTGCGGGAATTTGCTCAACATTATGTGGAGCATCGTATTTTTTCTGGATTGTGTTGTTTGTATCATTTATTGTATCAAGAACACGTATAGTGAAATCCTGCCCTTCTTTGGTGAGGATATCATAACCCATGATTTCCACAGCTTCATATAAACCATTAACCCCAACGGTCGAATACTGTTTTGTTATCTCCATATAACCCAAAGTATAGAGAGGATGATTACCATTATCTATTCTCTTCTGTACGATATGACGTTTTGCGTTATTAACATCTTGACAATCAATAACGAGTTTCTCTAATTCAGATAGAAATTCTTCTTCATTTTGACTTTTCCATGCCAATCTAGGGAAATTGATCGTGGAAACACCAAGAGAACCAATCTTGGAAGAACCAGAACCAAAAGAATTAAAATATTCATTCTCTTTATCTGATCTAAGTCTACAATTATGTGTTATCACACCATTTGGAAGCGTGAAATATGGTTCATCCTGATTCTTCATTTCAAAACAATAAACATATTCATCATCAGTGGAATATTCTTCAATTGAAATTATCTTAAAATATTCAGTATTGTTTATTACTTTATATATATCTCCCATACTTCGTTTATTTTTCATATCATACCATCTGACACAATACAATGGATAATTTCTATTATATGTTTCCCCCCGTATAATAACTTTATTTTCGCCTGTTCTATCAGAAACATTAACTATAGTATTGATACCAATAGAGTTGAATAATACTTCTGCTTGTGATATCAATTTCTCTGATATTGTATAAATTCTATTACTATTTCCCCCATCGGACGCATACCATCCATCACACACACCTTTTCTGAAATCAATACTTTGTAAAAGTATGTTCATATTTAATTCTTTTTCATGTGCATAATTTCCAAAAACATATTCATTTATAATATAAAATAGATCTTTTGAATATATTTTTGTCAACATTGTATTATTTTGAAAATGTACATGTAATTCTTTTTCTATTCCCCAATCTATCAATGCTTTTTTAATTATATCTAAATCAGGAGTATTATTTTCATTTAATGAAAAGGTTATTTCGTAACTTTCCGAATCTTTTCTTTTGTATTTACTTCCATCTCCTAGATACAATCCTAATAAATATCCTTGTTCATATGTCAACTTTTGGCATTTTTCTGGAAATGAATCAAGTTTTCTTACATTAAATGCCAAATAATCATTAGTCGTTAATCCAACAGTCTCCTTATTTCCATAATCCGTCAAATGAATATGATCATCAGTAACTAATAATTCTTTATTATTAGCAGTTATTACTTTGAACATTTTTTTATTACCAATAGGAATTTTTATTGTTTTTGTTGAACACCACGAACCATTATGATAAACTGTTAAATTTTTCTTACTATTATCATATGCATCATTTGATAACTCACTAAATGATGACAATTTCACTCCATTACTAGATTTTGTTAATATTTTCTGTCTTCCATCAAAACAACAAGAAGAAAGTGTTGAAGTTTTACCAGAATAAATATTAATAAATCCAAAATCCTTATTTTTTTCTGCAATCATATTCAAGAATTCTTCATCCTGAATATCATTATTTTTATCAATAGAGAAACATGCAGTTGTTATTGGGAATGTAACTGGAGTTCTGTTAAGTTCTTTATTCATAATATCCAAAAATATCACTTGAAGTTTCTGAACAACTTTAATATCTGGCTGAATCTGATATTCTTCACCTTCCCATTCATATATCCATGTATATTCAGAACAAAGAGATTTAAGAAAACTATAATCATAAATTGAAATATTAGTGAAGGGCGATTCAGCACCCCTCATTGGTTGATTAATAGTATAAATGAATGATTCAATAGTAGCTTCAACATAACTCCAAATATCATCTTCAGCTGCAAAAGAAAAATGTACATCATTATTAGTATGGAGAATACGCTGAGTATACATTGACATGACTATTAGCATATCCGCAAGACCTGTAGCTCCAAGAATAGAATTAGATGCTACCGTGATAAACTGCTCAAGTTGGGATTTAAAAGAATATAAATACTTAGGTGGTACAGATTTAATTTTTTGAACCATAGGAAGACCCAAAAGCATAATATCATAGGTGCTATAATTAAAACAATAATTTTTTCCAGCACCGATACCATGAAAATCATTGATATAAATATCACCACTCAACTGTTTTTCAATGATATTATTTGCTTTTTCTTTCCCGTAAAGTTGACGCATTTTCTTCCAAAGAACATAATAACTGTTTAAACGGAAGAAAGGTTTAGGAAGTTCTTTATCATATGCAATAACGGACATATCATCAACGTTAGCATTAGCATCAATGGATACATCACTGGTAGTAGATTTATTAGAAAAAAAGTCTTTAGAAAATTCAGACATATCAGTTTGTCTACCAATACCATCTATATCAAATAGTTTTTTTGGATATTTTGATTTTAACCACATAAAAAGATCATAAAAATCTTGTTCATAGCTTACTTTTAAATACATAGTCATTAAACCTCTTTATATAAAAATTTTAAAATATTTTCTTTTATCTGTTTTTTGTCATCTAACCAATCAGATTCGTCAACAACAAGCAATCTGATATTTTCGTTTTTACATTGATTTCTTTTTATTATATCTCGTTCTTTTGTATTACTTAAAGAATGCCAATATGTACCATTAAATTCGATAGCTTTTCTTAACTCTGGGATAAAAATATCCAATTCTAAATAATATCCAGTATCGGGATTTATGATTGTTGTTCTATCGTTTTCTATAATATTTTGTTGATAAATTATTCTAACATATTCACACACTTCTTTTTCTAATTTAGATGTCTTTTTTATACTATCACATTTACCACATCT